CAAAACCGCGCAATAAACGCACCTAAAGCCATTAAAATTTAGATTCATCATGCGGTTCTCCATGTTTCTGATGATGTTCATTAACATTATCTTGCTAATTCGGACAGTGATTTCATGCCGCTCCTAAAAACTGCGTCCGTATCTGCCCCAACAAAAGAGTTAAACCCTTTAGGCGGTATTTGTCCCTCACTTATTCTCTGTGCTGCTCTAACTATAGCTATTTCCTGTTGTTCTCGATCTACTATTTTTGACGAAAGCATTTTTTTAACTCTTTTTTGCCCCATTACTAGAGAAGGGATAACCGTAGGCTTTCCCCCGTTTATACGCGGATCGCTAATTGTTATAGAAAATTCCGTTGAGTGGCTCCCGTCAGGGTTTCTTATCTTCCCAAGCTCCCCTTCTCTCGCATCGTTAGATGTAAACTGAGAAGGTAAAATAGTCCTATTAGCAAGTAATGAAGTTAATTTGTTTGTCTCAGCCATTAAAAATCAACAACTTCCTCTAGTGATTCCCAATCATCAGCGACTAACCTTCTGATATTTCGTTTGGCTAATTCGCCGTCTTGACCTGCTACCAATAGTATTCTTGCTAATCTTTCTTGTGACACTGAGAATGAACCCGCGCAATTTAACGCAACCAGCGCAACCACATGCGGAACGAGTTTTGTCGGGACTGAACCTGTTGACGACCATACTGCTAAGCCTTCGTCCTTTAGGTCTTCATATATTTCATCATAGCCTGATTCGATACGAGTCTGGTCTTTAAACTGTAGTTGTTGACCTAATGTTAAAATACCTAAGTCAGTGCCAACTCTGTCTCTTGTTTCAGCTTTAGTTGCCATTATTTTTTACTTACTTTTTTAGAAACTGTCTTTTTAACAGGTTCAATATATTCTTTAAATGAAGCATTAGTTTTAATTTTAGCTAACACCGCTTCATCTGTTATTTCGACGTACTTATGGTTTAAAGTAAACGAATACTTGCCCATAAATACAGTATTCTTAGGGGAGTCTTGTCCACTACCTATAAATTGATATTTCATGCTATCTCCAAAAAAGGGGCAGTTTCCTGCCCCAATCAATTACGCGTTAACTCTTGCGTCGTTATATACACCAATGATTGTGACAGAAATAACACCTGTGCCACCTGCTGCGGCGGCGGCGGTGAAAGTTAATATCACATCAGTATCGACGGTGAGGACTGTTGGTACAACCCCGCACAAATCCTGATTAAGTGCATAGATAATGCCCCCTGCTGCAAGGTTTGATATATTCCCTGCTGCAAACGGATCACCTGTAATAACACCGGAGTTAAGATACTTATCTACATCACCCGTGATACCCACATCAATTTCTAATGCTTCTGTACCTGTATCTAAGTCTGATCCATGCAACCAACCTAAAATAGGCGTAAAGCCTTTAGGCATGGTGAACATATTAACCGTACTATTAATAGCAAGATTAGTGGTGAGTTTATGAGAGCCAAATAGAATCTTGGCGTTACCAGCCATTCCTGCTCCCGGTTGTGGGACACCAGACCCGTATTGCGGTGAATTTTGAATTGCCATTTTATTTCTCCTTCCCTGCTGTTAACAAAGGAATTTAAAGTTAATCGCCCTCATTACAAGGGCGACATATTACTATGCGTCTACTGCTGCTGATGCAAAGATAGTGAAAACACCATGCTGTTTACTGTTGAACATCGTTTTCTTAATGTCATGTTTCAACTGAACGGCTACACCGGGCTGAAATTCATAATCAAAAAGACGATCAACAATAATACGAGGACGTTTAGCCAAAGCAAAACCTTCTGCTTGCTGTCCACATAGGAAGTTTACACTAACGCGGGTAGCACTAGCGCCAGCGGTATTTAAACCGTCAGCGGTAGCTAAACCACCCCAAAGGCCGTTGCTTCCAGAAGTGCCGTCAATAAAGTCAGCAATTTCAGGAATTTCACGAATGATTACACCGTCCCACAATAAATCACCATCAGTCCATAGAGGGTTATCCATGTTACGAACACGCGCTTCACGGTTGGCTTGCGTCATGGTTGAGTTGGTTTTTAGATCGCGGAATGAAAACGGATCACAAAACAAAACGAACCATTCACCAGCACCTTCACCAGTTACTTTAAGTGGGCGCATAGCCGGATCTGTTTGTTTCGCCATACGTTTAGCCAATGAAACCATCTCAGGAGTCAACTTGTCATTAGTGGTGTCGATGGTTCCTAATGAGGTCGTGTGATTGCCCGATGTATTGTTTGACTTGGTTTTTCCATACAAAATACGAGTATTATTATTCGTATTCCATGTGTCCATCGCACCAGCAGTCGCACTACCATAATTAGCGTAGGTTGTACCGTTGTCGATAGCGCCAAAACCTTCAATAATCTCATCGCGTACTAACTCCATCGCCCAATCCATCAATAATGGACGTGCAGCCCGCATTAAATCTATTGCCGGTTTTTCAAGTTCTTCTTCATCGAACTCTACTGCGTGACGTTTGTGAGTCGGGGTGAAGGTTTGTCCGTAGTTGGAAATTCTCTCACCATTACCACGTAACGTATTAGAACCAGTGACACCATCGCCTTTTAGCTTGGTGACTAACGGGATTTCTATTTTCTTTAAACCTTCTTCTTTTACTACAATAACCGCGCTACTTCGTTTCATAGAAGAGTTACCCTTCATGTACGGCGAGAATAAATTCTCTCGTACAAATTCAGAATAAAACTCCGACAAAAACTTTTTAGCAACCAGTTCTGCTGCTACAGTTGTATTCGCCATTTTTACTTCTCCAAATGGCTCTTAGCCGAGTAAATCCTCCACTGATACATCAGTTGGAGTGTTAAATCCACTCGTCATCGAGCTTGCGTTAGCTAACGACGGCACATCTGCTTCGGACTTCTTCGCCTCATCCTCTTCTTCGGTTTGCTTTCCAGCTTTTAACTCAGCAAGAACTTCTTGCTTTGCCTCGGCCTTTAGTTTGGCTTTGTACTCATCCACATTTTGCATTTCTTGATGATCCTTATATTTCTTGGCAGTGTCATAAACAAAGCCAGCAGGGTCATCACTTAAACGCATCTTTGTAATAAGCGATGAGTCTTCTTGCGTCAACTCAATAAAGCTAACTTCCATCTCGTCATAATCGTTGTGATCACGTCGCATATTCGACTGTGACAAACGTATGATTCTGTCAGTTAACTCTTTTTCAGCCTTACTTTCCGAATACTTAAAAGCCTCTTCTGTATCTTCAAATACATCAGGTCGGTCTTTTGGCGGATTCTTTAACGCATTAAGTTCATCTTTTAATGACTGATTCTCTTTCTGCGCGTCTTGGCGTTTCTGTCTTTCAGCGACTAATGCCGCCTCCTTACCACGCTCGGACTCCGTTAATCCTTTCTCTGGTGCTGGCGGCTCACCTTCAGCTTCTTCGGGTTTATCCTCAGTAGCTTCTACGCCCTCTGGAACTTCTTTTAATTCTTCAGTATCTTCTACTGCGTCCTCAATTTCTTCTCCATCTAAAATAGAACTGACATCATCACTCATGGTATTACCTCATATCGCCCGATATGCTCGGCGGCAGCTAACGCCCGTTAATAACCTCGGCGGCAGGTGTAAACTAAATGTTTACGAAAATCTTATGCTACTTCCTTTACTGCTTTATCTAACACTTCTTTTTTAGTGTTAAAGTCAGCAATAACCTTACTAGATTCTAATCTTAATTTATCAGCCGCTTTTTCTCGACTTGATACTGATTTCTCAGCTTTCTCAACTGCTTTTTCTCTTTCATCTAAATCTGCAATCGTTGTGTTTTTAAACCAAACAAGGTTCTTATGCTCTACATCAACTCGATTTTCTTGTCTAGTTAAATTGTCCTGACGTTGCTTTAATGAAGCAGCAGCATTACTTTCAATTAAAGTCGCCTCAACAAGCGCGTTATCTAACACAGTTTGAGCTTTACTCAAAGCGGTAGTCGCAGCAGCATGCAGTGAATCAATTTGCTTATAATTATCGATAGATTTTAAGGCACTTTCTGATTTATCAGTAACCGCTTTAATTTCTTTTAGATATTTACTATAACGGTCTTGGTTATTGATAATGTCTA